CCCATAAGTAAATAACTTTTCAATTTTAAAATCATATCCTTGTTTTTGCAAAATAAATATATATTCTTTAAATTTATACCGTACTTCATTGAATTCATTTTCAGAATAATTTGCTAATTCCATTAAACACGCATTAAAACGCCCCGTTTGATCTTCTACATTATTCGGATCTCCTTCTGACCATCGTGGTATTTCCATGACCACATCGTGATTCAATTGTGATTTCCAAATCCGCATGCCGTCATCATACACAAATTTCCTTTTCAAAAAAGAAACATCTTGTATCGATATATATTTCACTTGTTCTTCAGTTTTTGTAGCACTTGTATATTTTAAACCCAATTCTTCAATGCATTTCTTATAAGCCAAAGTATTAAACTTCTCTGCTATATCCTCGTGAAGTGTACAATCTTTATCATCGCCGAAATAAATTCCATATATATACTTTGTAAATTCTCTTAGTTCTTTACCCGTTAATTTTACAAAAGCATAACGGTTATAATACGCATTCATGAAATTATTAATCAAACCAGTTAAAAAATTTCCAGATGGATTTCCTTGTCTCACTAAGACAATAAAATTTGATACTATATGAAAAGTGTTCAAACAACCAAGCATCAATCCATGTCGCACACGATCGTCACGTTCCATTTTGAACTCTGTTTCGTAAAATCGATTCGCACAATCTGATACACCAGTGCAACCTTGATGACTCAAACTCGAATCGTATTCACCATAATCTCCATTGTCGTGTTTAACTCCTTTTGCTATCATTTGTTTAGCCAACATGTCCCATTCATAACTATTCGGGTTGATACCATTCATAAACTCTCCAAATTCAAAAGTCGACTGACAATGAGCCATGAACCAACCATAATATCTTCTGAATAATATTGTCCAAGCCATATCCCCTACCTGAAACAAACGTGTTTTAAATTTAGCAACCTTATCAATTGGTCGTAATTCAGCTTTAAGCGTATCAACAAAATAAATAGGTGGTATAATATTTTTCTTCAATTTGCTCTCGTATTCCAAACACGTATCCATCAATTCAGTATTCATTGCATATTTGTCATCTTTTAAATCAAACCAAGTTTTCTTTGTTGTTGACCTCATTGTCCACGGAAATCCACTTGATGTTGTTAAATCCAAGCTTTTCAAATTCCCATATCCGTTAACCGCCTCTTCCCAAGTCAAAACTCGTGCACTTTGTCTATTCCATTCCGATGGCCACGACAATACCGCATCTGTAACGCTTTCTACCAAATCTGTATGTAAATCATTCGGCAAACAATGTGTATATCGATTCAATTTTTTAAAAGCTTGAAAGAAAGGCGATATCACATTTCCACTTTCGTCTTTTACTTTGGCCATTATCGTTGGAGCCACCGTTGTTATTCCAAAATCTTCAGCCATAATATCATGAACCAATGATTCACTAATCTTATTAACTGATGGTAATGATGCAGTAATTCTTCGCGTTTTTCCATTCACACACACCTCAGCTGTGTTACAAACAACCGTCATTCCTTCAGCTACATAATCTGCTGCCCGATCACTTAATTCCGTCGCATAGTTGGCAAATTTCGTGTCAATTTCGATCCCGAATACTTCTTCACCATTTTCCGAAAAATATTCATAAACTTCCATTAAATCTTCTTTATATATTGGTACAGACAACCCTGTATGTCGTTTATCGTTACCAGCAGTGTGCATTCCAAGTATCTTTGGTGTAACCCTTGAGTCAGTATGCATCAACACCATAGCACAATCTCC